GCTAAAGGCTCAAGTGGTTGCTGAAGGTTTAGACGATGAGGAGCCACAGTTCGATCTAGCCTTCGGTCCTCCCATCAGCATCCAGGGTCGCTACATCCTTTCTGAAGACGGTCTATACTACGACTCAAGAACAACAAGCAGCGTACCAGAGATCGACTCACTCCCCGTATCGTCTCAGATGTGGACGCTAGACTTTGCCCCAAACAAAGGTGGCAAGGGCGTAGCGTATACGGAAGACGATGCCATTGAGGTCGTTGGAACTATCTTTGATCTCAACGCTGACCTAGCCACCAGTGAAAGAGTAGAGCTATTCTTCAAGAATGACGATCTACTCGATCAGTTCAAGGCTGATAAGCAAGCACACCTCAACGAAGTAAGCGGTTATATCTCCGAGCTAATCAATGACTTGGGATACGATAACACGGACGCGACGGTACAAGCGTACATCCAGCAACTGGGTTCAACCGCAAACATCTATGACAAAAAGATCCAAAAAAGAGAGAGGCAACTTCAGGTTGCCGCGCTATTTGGGGGAAGGACTTTTTTTGTTACTGATAATACTCATCCTTACGGCGAGGGACTAATCTTCGTTTTCCGCCAAGGAAGAGGCAAAGCCTTTGAGAAACCACTAAACCAAGATCAGACTCCTGATCTAGGTACAGACCTTTTCACCTTGGAGAACGGACAAAGATTCTTCTGGGACACAAACCTAAAGAAGGTTGTAGAAGAGCCAGGACAAGATGTAGTCATTGCAAGAGGCGGCTACTATGAGCAGATTCCTCGCATTCCCGTAAACGACTTTAGTTACCTTCAATCAGAGTTCATCCCCGTTGGTTATCAGAGAAAACTCACTTTGTTCTCTGAAGACCTAGACGATGTAGTATTGCCATACCAGCCGTCCTATGTTGTCTCACCAGTCAAGCCACGAGCGTTCAAGAATGATCTTTATGTAGATCCGCCATCCGTAGCTGACTTCCTACACAGAACAGCAAACACTTCTGTTAGCGCAAACTATGATCCTTTGGTCAAGTCGCTGACCGACAACATCACTACTGATGGCTTGCTTCTGTGCTACAACTTCCTTGATGCAGGAGCAGTTACCTCCCCCTCATCCAACGAGTTTTTCCAAAATAACTACGCAGAAGGCTCCACTAGACTGGACGGTAAGATCGTTGCGTATGATAAGGCGTTTGCCTTCCCTAGCGGGGTAGGAATCCCATACTTCGGAGGAACCTTGTTCGACGCGGAAGGGAAGTACAACACCCTATTCACTCAAGTACGAGGCTCATATGTAAGGCTCCCGAACATCGCAAAGGACTACCAAGACACCGAGCAAGCATATACTGGCTCCCGTAATCTTGATAATCTGTTCTACACTGGAGACGGCGCAACAATCGAGGCGTGGGTCCATGTTCCAAATGTTTGGAGCGACATGACCGACGCACACAGATATCGCCTACTTCTAGCTAACGAGAATAGTAGCCCATCCGAAAGCACCTGGGTAAATGCTTCCAACAGCGATGCTTCTCAAACACTCGGACTCATTATGGGTTGGAGGGATAGAGGCAGCCCGGAAGGAACCTCTCCGTATGGCTCTTCTGGACTTGAGTTTGTTATTGCTCCGACAGTTGGACAGAACTCCAAATCTACCAATGAAAATCAAAACTGGGGTCACAGCGTTTGCCTTGCAGAGAAGTATCCCGCAGGAGTAACCGCACCTGTAAGTGGGGAAGCCTCTGCCCTGGGCATGACTGTGGCAAGCTCACTATCCAACTCCAATGGCTCCGGCATTGGAGATGTTAGCTCCGCCTTCTGCCATGTAGCCATCAGGTTCGACAAGATCAGAGATCAAATCACATTCTTCCTGGACGGTGAAGCTCTAGCCACCTCAGCAATGTCCACTGTATTTGGACTAAATCTAAACGACATTCAAATTCCCACCGCAATCAAACAAGATCAGTCGCTGGGTACGGAGATCACGAATAACCCCGTGTACTCAGAAAGTTGGCTGGGAGACGCTCAGTGGACGGAGCAGCCCACCAGAGTAAGAAACAACCTACCAGTATTCACCCCCTGGATTATTGGAGGAGGATTTACTGACGGGCTAGGCATCGTTGATGGACAAACCTATAAGCCTATGGGCTTCTTGGGGTCCAACACAAACAGCGTCTACCAGGGCCAAAATATCTACAACAATATCGTAACCGAAACTTTCAACTCAAGAACCTACATTCAAGGACAACACCAACCCCCACTATCATCCAACACCCAGGATAGAGTGGTCCCGCGAAGCGGTCTGGACGGTCATGTTGGAAGTTTCAAGATTTACGATAGACCCCTAACTAATAAAGAGGTAGATGACAACTACGAAGCCCAAAGAGACTTCTTCAAGAACATCGTAATCTAATATGCCACGCGACTTCAAACTTCAGTATCTCACAACGGGCAAGAGAGAAAAGCTCTCTGGTCTGGCATTCCCGTTCCGAAAAGACGGGGCGGGTGGATATGCTACTGCAAACGAAGGAGCTACCTCGCTTAGAGACGGAATTCAGCAGCTAATAATGACAGCCCCTGGAGAACGGGTTATGCGCCCAACTTGGGGAACCTCACTTAGAATATCTGTCTTTGAACCCAACGATCCGCAGCTACGCCAAAGACTTGAAAGAGAGATCACCGAGGCAATCAGAACCTATGAGCCGAGAGTGATCGTCAAAGAGCTTATCGTTAGACCTGAGACCGAGACAAACAAAATGTACATCAAGCTAACCATCGCGCCCAAGAATGATTTCTTGTCGGAAGAGACTATTGAAATACTAGTATAATGCCAACCGATCCATTTTCTAAGTTCCTAGCCAACGGTCGTGTAAATGTCTCTGGCTTCGACGGTACTATTGAGACAGACTTCCTCAAACTAGGTGGAGTCAAAGATGATAGAAAGGCTGATCTTATTGATTACGCTATCGCAGACTTCGATGATTATCGTGTCGCTCTGCAAAACTATCTCCGAGCAGTTTACCCTCTAGATTACGACAACTTCTCCACCTCCGATCTAGGTCAAATGCTGATTGAGCTTTTTGCTTACATGGCTGCTGCAATCACACTTCGCACAGATATGACCGCTAACGAGATGTACCTGGACACCGTAAAGTCTCAGGACAATCTACGCCGACTCCTTCGTTTGATCGGCGTGGAAATGAAAGGCCCGACCAGTGCTAAGGCTACTGGCAAGATTACACTCAACACGGCTGCCACTGGTGCAATCACGCTATCACAAGCTAACAGAGTATTCACTGTTACAAACAACAGAGATTCAGGCCCAGTAGCGTTTACGGTATACAAGCAAAATAATAACGGCGGCATTGACCTGGACACCCCCGATCTTCAGCTAGATTTGGCAGACTCTGACGGTGGTGCTGGTCTTGTGTATGATAATCTGTTCCTTCTTGAAGGCACTCTAAGATCTCAAGCCGGGACTTTTGATTCAGTCACGGACCAACAAGAGATTCGTATTGATGAGCCTAGTATTATTGAAGGCAGTATTTCCGTGTCCTCTTCTGAGGGCGTGATTTACGATGAGATCCAAAACATCTTCCTAGCCTCCGGCACTTCAGACCCAGTATTCCAAAAGAGATACCTTCCCGATTTTGGTGTAGCCCTAACCTTTGGCGACGGCAACACAGGTAGGCTTCCTACTCCCAATGCCTCCTATATCGTGTCTTATCGAGTTGGCGGAGGTTCAAGAGGCAATATTGCTAAGGAGCTTCTAGACCAAAACATCGAAGTTCTTGAAGGTTCGACCAGAATCCAGGGAACAATCGTAAACTCAACCAAAGGCTCTGGCGGCGCGGAAGCTGAGTCTGTAGCAAAGGCAAAAAAATACGCCCCCAGCTTCTTTGCAACGCAGTATAGAGCCGTTACTGGAGAAGACTATACCACCTTGGCAAACACCTTCATCGGCACAGCAGGAGCCACAGCAAAGGCTCTAGCAACGCTAAGAAAATCTGGAGCAGCGGCCAATGTCGTAGATATTTTCGTTCTAGCCAAAGCATCCGATCTTCAGCTAGAAAGAGCCTCGATTGCGTTCAAGAAAGAACTTCAGGATTACTTCAAGAAGTACAAGATGCTTACCGATGAAGTGGTCATCAACGATGGAGTTATTCGCACGGTAGACATCAACGCTACTCTGTATATTGATTCTGCTAAAACTTCTTTTGAGGAGTCCATCAAGCAAAAGGTAGCCGATAGGCTTACGCAGTATTTCAATGTAGACAACAGAGACTTCGGAGAATCCCTATCCCTAGCTGATTTGATTGCAGAAGTTATCTCTATTCCAGAAGTAAGGTTTTTCAAGGTCAACAATATTCCTGAAGACATCTATGTAAACTACAATGAAGTCATCCAACTCAACAACTTTGAGCTAACTGTAGAGGTCGTATAAAATGAGCAGCAGAGACAAGAGAGATCAAGAACACTTTCGCTCCAACTATATTGAGGTAGTCGAGCGAAATGTTCCTGAGTTCTATGGTGAGAAGGAGTACCAGCTTTACGGGGAAGAGAAAGATCTCTCTTACCTCGTTTTGAATAGTTTGCTAAATGCAACCTTTCAAGCAAGCTCATACCTTCCCCTTCCCGACAACTTCTCTGCACCTAGCTCCTTCTTCAAATACTTCAACCCAGAAAGTAAATCTACCAGAGTTAGTCCCGATGACTTCTCAAGATTTGTGTTGAAGCCACTAGGAAAGTCGATCTCAGGATTCCGAAACAGACAGGAGTTTGAGGATTTCCTCCTGGCTTCAGCACTTCCACTCACACAACTAAACAATGTTGATGCCACCTTTGCCGCAGGGTTTAGTGCCAATGTAGACCCAGACAAAACCACCGTAGCTCTCGTTGAAGCAGAGCTTTTGAATAGGTTGGGTTGGGTTTACATCCTCAACACTAGTGGCACACAAGCCGGACTAAGCTACGATCTTAGCACTGTTCTATACTCCTCCCTATCGGATAACATTTATTTTGGTAAGGAGTACACCGAGCTTGATGGCGTAAAGGACATTTTTGAGTATCTCTGGCGCAACAGAGAGGACGCAGGATTCCTTACCGACAAGATCGATGACTTCCTTCCGTATCCTTGGAACCAACCTGATAGTGTCCTTAGCACAAATGTAAACACTTCAGGGGATCTGGCTCTAAGCAGTCTCCACACAAACCTGAAAGTTTGGATATCTCCAGACGAAGATCAGGCATCTCGATTCAACGATCTGCTCTCTGATTCTCTTTTGGGTATAGTTCAGAGCAGACGAGAAACTGCTGGTCCGTTTAGTAAGTTCCTACGCGCTCTAAGCTATGGCATTTATGATGTGGATGTGCTTACGCGAGACATCAAGGATCTCTTGGATATTGAAGAATGTCCAGAGGAGTTCCTTGAGTACCTTGCAAACTACCTTGGCTGGGAGTTCTTGACCGACAACAAAGACACTTGGAGATCACAGCTTCGCGGAGCAATCTACGCATATAAAGCGAAAGGCACAAGAAACTCTATTGAATATGTCGTAGGCTTGTTCGTCCCGTCCTCACTCTTTAGCATTTCAGACTCAGCGAGTGGACTTCAGGAACTATACGAATCCTACTTGCCGAATCTGCTATACTATATGCTAAAGACAGAATCTCCTCTTCGTGAAAAGCAGGACATCATTCCTATCCTAAATGGGTGGGCAGATAAGTTGTTTAGCCTAGATCAGAGCTACTCTTCTATTACGCTCAACTACGATCCAAACAACTATGACAATACGCTAAGGTTCCTTGTAGATGCTATTCTTGAGTATTTGCATAGGAAGCATAACATCATCACTATCAATAGAAAAGACTATAGGGAATCTGATTTCTGGATAGCGCAAGAGGCTACAGGCAAAACTCCTGGATATTTCCATAGGGGTAAGCTATGCACAATCCCGCCCTGGGAGGACTCTAGATTTTACCAAGAGGCTTCTATTAGGGACGAATACCTCACCGACATCAGTGCTTTGATGGTTCGCAAAAAGGAAGAGTTTGGTATGGGGATTAGCGCAACAGTCGCTGAAGACTTTACGAACTGGGTTCTAAGCGCAATCTACCCTTCAGGAGACCCGAACCTTGCTCCCGGCTTTGGATCAAACAATGCGTTCAAATTCTTTACCGCCAATCCAGAGCTACCCATCAATCACCTTGCTGTGATTGAGAGGGGTGAGCTTGACGCTACGACAGTGTTTGATTATTGGAACAGTAAATCGTCCGAAGTACATATCAAGATGCTTGCTAACGACATTGATTTTGAACTAGATGAGGTGTGTAGATAATGGCAAGCCGTCTAGGTAGAAAGTTTGTTCCGGCTTTGGGAGGAATCCTAAAGTCCTTTACTCCTTTCCACACCGTTATAAAGTGGTTCCTTGGACAGGATTTTGAGGAGACTTACTCCGCAAGCGGAAATCAAATCATCTTCGCAGATGTTTATCTGAACGATACTGGCGAAGAGTTCCAACAAAGTTTCACCACCTCTGCGTTTCCAGGAACCGCAGGGACTGGAATTTACTCTGGAATCATAGGAGGAACCTTCAATCCTAAGCAGGGGAGATACCTTCCCTCTGCCACGCTAACTGATGACGGTTACTTCTGGTCATCCACAAGCACAGTTACAAAAGAAGTCCCCAATGCACCCAGAAATGTAGGGCGTAGACGAAATCTTCGCTACCTTCTTCCCTCTGGTCCGATGCAGAGAGGCGGAAAAGCTCAACCGTTCGGCGCGGACTTCATGGTGCAAAACGCCCTGTACGGACAGGACTATAGTGGATTTATTCCAAAGGGTTTCTCCTTCTCAGGGCAAAACTTCAAGTCTACTAAAGGCGAGTTCTCTGGTGTATATTTGTATGAGCTAAACGATACCTACACTTACGAAGGTCTAGTAGCATCATCCTTCTTTCCTGCTAGAGCAATCCCACCTTTCACGGACATAGATAACTTTGGAGTAGACACACTATCTTCCCTGCCAGCATACAGAGATTTCTTCGGCGCAAACATCAGAAGAACGATCTTGCGATACCTCCTAAGAAAGGGGCAGGAAGACAGACGATACTGGAACTTCTCTGAAGAAAACCTTCAAAACTTTAGGTTCGGCAAAGGTCTACTACAAATGTTCAAAGAGTATGTGGTAGACTTTGAAAAATCTCTTAGAAATGCCG